GCGTCCCCATTGACGCCTCAAGGTTCGACAAGCATGTTTCAGTTGAAGCTCTAAAACAGGAACATGGAGTCTATAACCGTTTATTCTCGGACCCTTATCTTGCAAGACTTTTAAGGATGCAGGAGAGCAATAAGGGTATGACGATGAATGGGATCAAGTATAAAGTTCGTGGAAACAGAATGTCCGGGGACTACAACACAGGTATGGGAAACTGTCTGTTAATGGCTGCCATGACAGAGAGCATCATGCTTGAGTTGAAGTTCGCTCGTTGGGACTATTTTGCGGATGCGGACGACTGCTTGCTCTTCGTGGAACGGAAAGATTTGCTCCGCTTGCTGGATCGTGTAAGTCCACTCTTCCTGGAGTTCGGCCAGGAGGTGAGGATTGAGGGTGTGGCCCATGAGTACTGGGACATCAAGCACTGTCAAGGATCGCCGGTTGCGACGGCGTCCGGAGTGCGGATGGTTAGGGATTTTCGGAAGGTTTTGTCGCAAGCCTTCTGTGGGCATAACCACTATCATGACCCAGTGGGGGGCATGAGGGTTATGAAGAGTGTGGCACAGTGTGAGCTCATTTTGAACGCTGGAGTCCCCATTCTGCAACCTTTATCTCTTAAGGTACTGGAGCTCCTCGAGCCGGTGAAGATGTCCAAGTTGGATGTGAGGGACACAATTAGCTGGCTTGCTTTAACGGAGGCTAGGAGAAGACACTTCGAGTGGCGTGAGGCCAAGGCAGTCGAGATAACAGACGACGCCAGGCAGTCATTTGAGCGTGTTTTTGGAGTTACGACGCCTATGCAGTTGGCTTGGGAGGCCTGGGTAGAGGAACTTACGATAGACAATCTTGATCTTAAGAATCTGTCGCAGAGGTTCCCCCAAGTCGACCAAGGCTACTACTAGGTTAACTCTCGCGGGAATTCCCGCTTTTGGCGATGATGCCATTAAACCACGAGGAAAACGAGCAAAAGACTTGGAGGCCCCGGGAGACCCCATTCGTCAGCACACGCTAGGAGTACCGCCCTAGGGATTGCTGTTGGTAAGCACCGGAAAAACCTCTGAGATCAAACCAAAACCTGGCGGCAGCCGGGTGGCGGGACGGTCTGTCGTGAAAGCTTGTTCTCCGGCTTCGGACCGGAAGCCTACCTTAAGCCTGAAGGTAAATTGTTAAATCAGTCAGGAATCTAGAGCCGTTTGGACACCGCTGTCGTATATTGAGTCGGCGGATATGGATGACGGCGCCGAAGCCGGCATAAGCCGGAGGAGATTCAAGTAGGCACAAACGAACCGAAAGTAGTTATAAAAATCCGAAAGGAGGAACTGAAACGGTCGCGAGCTGGTGCGTGCCAACACAATCCAGACCCTCTCTCACATCCCAATGGGGCGCGTTGGTGGCTAGTGAGCCTTAGAGCTCATGATCATGCCTACAGCGGCAGATGAGACTCGGACAATCGCGGCGTTCTTGGCGGGAACCGCTCAGTGGGCCTTACCACGGTAACGAAGGACGGGGAGTGCGTGACACTCAAAACTAATGATCTAGAGATGAACTTCAGACCACTTTTAGGGTATAGGTGCGTACGGAAATCGTTGGCGGGTTCAGGGTCGGCGGCAGCTCGTATTGAGAGTCCTCTGGCACGTTGAAATCTGTGGAATCGAATGGCTAGCATTGCAGGAAGACCGCGCTTGCTCTAGGAAACTCCTACTAGAGCCTGAGGTGAAGGAGTAGTTCCGATAACACTGCGACTGGAAAATGGACTTAGG